AAAGATATGTTTTTTCCCTGCAAATTATATGGCAACGCATAGAGGCAATCCGCCTATTAGTAATGAAAAATATATTGTAACTGGTTGGTATACTTTATATGCGTAAATTAATATTATTTTTATTTTTTATAAGTTCTGTATTTGCAGCAGACCCTATAGTTACAGAGTCTACTAGCACAGTAACAACAAATGGTAATCAAAAAACAGAAGTAATTAGTCCGCCACCTAGTGCTATATCGCCACAATTTGGTAGTGGAAACAATAGTGATTTATGTACAATTAGTTCTAGTGGTTCAGTACAAACACAGATTTTAGGTTTATCAGTAGGTACAACATACACAGAAGAAAATTGTTTAAGATTAAAAAAAGCACAAAAGTTATATGTGTTTGGTATGAAAGTTGCAGCAGTAAGTGTAATGTGTCAAGACCCAGATGTTTGGTCTGCAATGATGGATGCAGGTACGCCATGCCCTATTGATGGTTTAATAGGCGACCAAGCTAAAAACGCATGGGCTGTAAGGACTGATAAAGTACCTATGCCAAAGGAGGAAGATGAGATTACTGCACAAGAAAAACGTGATAAAGCCCTTAGTATTATGGGTACTGTTGCTGCTGCCTTTATATTCTTTTAGTTATACATTTGGATATACAAGTAATGCTGCAATATATGGCAACACTTGGCAGATGAATACACCAACATTAGGTGTAAGTGCAGAAGAAGGATTAGATATTAGTGGTGTAATTTATAATTACACAGCAGTTAAAAATCAAGTAGACGATTTTACAGTTACTATATCAAATGAAAATGTAGATGGTGGGTACATATTTCAAGAAACTGATAATTGGTCTGGTAAGCATGGAATAAAAATACAAAAAGTTATTCCGTTAGCTTATACGCCAATAGAACAGTTTGGTGAAGGTGCAATACAAACAACAGGTGTAGGTAGTGTAAAAGAGGCAAGTGTTATATATATGTACAGATGGGATTTATGTCGAAATCCACAGAATGACCCAGACTGTCCTAATTATGTTGAACCACTACCAGTTATACCAAAGATAGAAATATATGACGCACTTGAAGATGAATATGTAGCAGAGGCTACAGACGAAACAGATAGTGAGTTATACGACAAAGAAGTAAAAAGTAAAGAAAGTACGGAAGAAGATGAAGAAGAAGAAAGATTAGAAATAGCTTTAGCATCTTCTGGAAATGCTTTAACAATAGCTAACACAGTAACACAATCTGCTATTTTAAAAAGCATGAACATAGCAACAAATATAAATTCTTATTATGTTGCTAATATACCAAGTACAGTTTATAGAGAAACAGTTGTACTACAAGACAAAGATATAGTGGATAATAGATTAATATTTAGAAGTTTAACACAAGAACAACTACACAACGAAATGATACAGGAGCAATACAAATGAAAAAATTAATTACACTATTTTTAGTCTTAGGAATTACTGGATGTTCTTTTTTGTTTCCTAAAAAAGTAGAAGCTAATACAGATATTACAGGTACAGTACAATCAAGATGTACAGTAGCAACTGATACTGTAGGATATTATGGAAACCCTAATGCCTACACATTAAATACTACACCTGCTGATGGTGGACAAAAACCTATTGTTAGATTTGATACATCATTAGCAAATGCTTATTACGCACAAATTAGTTATCCAGAGTCTTTTAGTTCAAGTCCTAGTCTTAGTGATAATGTTACTTGGACAGGCGGTGTAACAGTTGCACAAACATCTAGTACAGATATGTCAGGTTATCAAGCAGCTAGTACAACAACAGGTGCTATGAGGCAATATGCTTTGACTATAGCAGGAACAACATGGTTTGAAGTAACATCATCTGCTACTTATGGTGGTGGTAACAATACAGCATTTCCTGGTGGTTCATATACAGCAGTTGTAACAGCACAATGTATCGCCCAGTAATACTGTGGGCATTACTATCTAGTATTGTAGCTGCCCATGATATGACACCCACTTACCCAAAGTGGAAAATGTCGTTTATACCAAGTGCTAAAATGACTTCTATGGAAGTTTTTAATAAAAGGTCAGATGTGCAATGGTATCAAATAGGTGTGTTTGATGAAGATTGGCAACCTATACCATTTGTAACTAGGTACAAAATATTAAGAGTTAAATATTTAAGTCGTGTTAAGTTTGATGTTTATGTTAATGACAATGATGTTAAAAGAGCAGAGTATATATGCTCAACATCTAAACTTAGAGGCAATGATGACTTTAAACCTATAGTAGAATCAAAGATATGTTCGAGGTTTAAGTGAGGTGGTTAGTTATTTTGTTGTTGTTAAGTACGCAAACAATAGCTGAAAGCAACTCAATGTCATTTTCTTTACCAAGTTCAGGTACAAGTAGTGGCTCAGACAAGATTAAAGCAGGTGATTTGGATTGTTCTAATAGTATAGGTGGGGCAACAAACTTTGAATTTGGGTTTACTGGAGTAATAAACAACGCAGTAGTGCCAATTATAGGTAAAAAAAATAATTTAAATCCACAGACCAAAGATGTTGGATTGTATGCTAGAATAATAATACCTTTAGATGCACCAAAAGAGCGAATAAATTGTAATACTTTATACCAACTTGAGTTACAAAGACGCAGATTAGAAGTAGAAAGGTTAAGACAAGAGATAGAATATCTTAAACAATTACAAAATGATGGTGCATTTAACAACTAATGGCAGATTTAGAGGACATAGTTAGACAAGGCGAAGGTCTAAAAGACAAAAGATTAAAGATTTTTGGACTTAGATTAAGTGGTGCAAGTATCGTTGGAGCATTTGCTTTTATTTCAACGATTGTTGGTACGCTGTATGGTGGCTTTCTTATGTACCAAAAAGTCGAATCTATAGCAAATTTGGACTTAAATGCTATAGCAGGACAAATGTCTAAGACTTCTGCTGATGTTATAAGAATTGAAGAACATGCAAACGCAATAAAGATAGAATTAAAAAAAGATATGACAGATTTGCGTAATGCACAATGGAATCTTGAGTCAAAAGTTGATGGTAAGTTACAGTCAGTAGACACTAAACTTACTAATTATGATGATAAACTAGATAGATTTGAGATAAAAGTAGAAAAGACTAAATTAGATATGGAAAAACGAATACAAGAGTCTTTAGATAACCCACTAGCAAACTAGGAGAATAATATGCCATACGGAAAAGGAACATACGGAAGCAAAAGAGGTAGACCACCTATGAAAAAAACTTCTAAAAGAAAAACGCCAATGAGAAAAGGTAAGAAATAATGAAAGGTGTAAAACATTATAAAAGAGATGGCACATTATATACAGGCAATACTCATAAAATGCCTAATGGTGATTTGCATACAAATAAATCACATACAAAAACAAGTGTCAAATTATTTCATTTAAAAGAATTAAGTAAAAAAGCACAACTAAAAGCTAAAGGTAAATAATGGCAAAAGATTCAAGATTAGCAAGAGCAGGTGTATCTGGATTTAACAAACCAAAGCGTACACCTAGTCATAAAACAAAGAGTCATGTTGTAGTAGCAAAAGATGGAAACCAAATTAAAACAATTAGATTTGGTCAACAAGGAGTTACTGGCGACAGAAAAACAACAGCTAGGTCTAAATCATTTAAAGCTAGACATGGTAAAAATATTAAGAAAGGTAAGATGAGTGCAGCTTATTGGGCAAACAAGGTGAAGTGGTAATGGCTAAACGAGGACTATACGCAAACATTAATGCTAGGAAGAAAAAAGGTATTAGTAGACCAAAATCTAAATCTACTATTACTAAAAAAGCCTATGCAAAAATGAAAAAAGGGTTTAAAAAATAATGGAAAATAATAGAGTTCAGTTACAATTAGATAAACATTCTGGTCAGATAGCTAAACTTTTTAGCAAAATAGACGACACTAACGAAAAAATACAAAAGATATTTAATATGTTAAATCAAATCAGATATTTTATTTATGGTGGTTTTGCATATTTTTTAGCAAGTGAAGTGGGTATGTTTAATTTATTAAAATTAGTTGCATGATAGCTTTTATAACAAATGTTGCTCCAATTGCTTTAGGTTTTTTTGCAAAATTATTTGCATTAAAAAGTCAAGCAGCACAAGAACAACAAAAATTAATGATACAATCGTTGCAAGTTCGTAATGATTCTATCAACATGGCAAGAGATAGAGCAGATAAAGAAAGCCCTATGGCTGCTATGAACAGAAGAATTATTATTTTAACTATATTAGCTTTAGTTATATTTACACAGGTAGCCCCTGTGTTTTGGAATGTGCCAACTGTTATACCGACAGTAACAGAAGGTTTTAGTATATTAGGATTTCAATTGACAGCAGACGAGATAGAGTATGTTACTGTAGAAGGGATGTTGAAATTTGATGAAATATTTAGATGGGCAACAATGATTATCGAATTCTACTTTGG